GTTTTGATTAGTAAGGATATCTTCTTCCTTAGCAGTCATATACTTAACTTCAATAGTACCGTTTGATAGTGGGTGTCCTTCAGGATATAATAAACCTTTTGAAGGTAATTCGATTGTTTCTGTTGGTAAGTTAAAACTCATATCTTATTTTATAACGTTTATCGTGTATACATATGAATATAAAAAAGAGCCTGACCGAAGCCAAGCTCTATTTATAAAAATATTGATTTTCTTTTAGAAGTTTAAGATACAGTAATCTGGTTGAACTGTCATTGTCAAGTTAATAGCTTGATTTTCAGTATCCCAACCATACTCACCAAAACCGGCTTCAGTAATCATAGCACCTTTGATTATCCATTCCGATACTACATCACCTACTGGGCCTAATACATTAAATGTTAAATCTTTCTTGTAGAAATCTGAATAACCATCTCTACCGGTAACTGATTCGTGGTGTAAACGTACCCACTCCATTACGGATTGAGCGCCTGAAGGAGTAATTGGATCAAATAACGTGAATGTAATTGGTCCCCAGGTTGATTTACCTTTAACAAAACGTTGAACGTTAATGTGGTTTAAAGCCACTGTACCTTGACTTAAAGTTACAGCACCTACGCCTTTTACGGTGTAAGCGGGGAAACCATCAATATACATGATGAACCTGTTTGCTTGTTTGGGCTCAAACGCTGTAAAGAAAATTTCATTTGGATCTAATACTGCCATTGTTATTTATTTTATTCTATTATAAATATTCGTTATCTAAACTCTTACGCTGGGAAAGTTGCTCCCGTAGGTAATACATTAAAGTCTAGGTAAATGAATTCTGCTGTTCTAGTAGGTTGTAAGTAAATAGCACCTATTAATTGGTTTCTATCGATTACATCTGGAGTGTTATTGCTATCATCCATTACTACTTTAAACGCGTACAAACCTTGTCTTTGTTGAACTGTTTCCAAATATGGGTTTACTGCTGCTAAGAAGTTATTTCTTGTTGCTGCTGTATTTTGTTCAAATACTAAAGTTTGACCAATTTGGCTAATGTAAGATTTAAGAGCAATTAATAATCTTCTAACATTTACTCTATCTAAAGCACTTGCTTGACGTTGTAGTGTTTTTTGACCATATACTACTGTTCCTGTTCCAGGGAATGAAGCTATTGGGTTAACATTTGCTTCGTATAAAGTATCTCTATTTGCTTGAGACAACTTTCTTTCCGGGCGAATTACGTTGGTTAATCCCCCTCTGTTGATACCCGCTGGAGCAAACCATGGCTCGCTTACATTGTCGTTAAATGCGTAAACTCCCCCGATCATTGTTGACGCTGGGATCCAAACATTTTTACCGGAATCTGGTTCGAATGTCTGTAACCAAGGCCAGTATACAGCTGCGTATGAAGTATTCCTAGCATTAGCTTGACCTGTTGTAGTAGCAATGGTTGAACCATATAGTACAGGATCTAAAATATAAATGCTATCTCCTCTACCTTGAGTATTATTGATTGCTGTTGTTGTTTGAGAAGCGTGAACTTTATCTATCAAACCTGGGGTGAGTAGTGCATTGAATCTATAATCATCTTGATTAGATAATAGATTTAACATATTATTATAATCAGTACTAACTAAACCCTGAGTTACAGCTGAAGCGCCAGTACCTGCTTCTTCATAGTAATTACCACCTCCAGCTATACTAGTAATAAGACTACCTACACCTGCTTGAAAGGCACCACCTATAGAACCTGACCCTAATGCTGGGATAGAACCTGTAAATTGCTCTTGAGCATTTCCCGCGTTATCTAAATAATTTGGAGTTGGTTTGTTTACTTTTTTAACTCTTACGTATCTAGAACCATTGGCATATGAACCTGAAATTTCTAAATAATTTTCAGCTGAGTTGTAATTAAATTTATTATCACCAATTACAGCTGAAATGAAATTAGGTTGGTTTGGATCTAATGACAAGTTGTTGTATTGTTCTAAGACAACTGGATTGTTTGTTGTATCATTTCCTCTTCTAATTATTAATGAGAAGGTTCCTGAAGATTCGTTACGGCCTGCTATTTGCCATCTAACGTTATCGGCAGAACCTGAAACTAATGAGCCGGATACTATTGAACCTGTATTGTTCCAAATTTCACCTTTGTCAATAGCTTCTAAAGTAAATGCTGGGTCTCCCTCTGCTATATCTCCAGCGGTTAAAACAATAGTTGCTGCCGAAGCACCTGTACCTAAATCAAGAGCTGCTATTATTAATGTATCACCTACTATATATCCAGTACCTGCAGTACTTACTGTAATACTTGTAATTGTAGAAGTACCAGCACCTGCAGTACATACTACTGTAGCCTTAGCTCCTGTACCTGTACCTCCTGTTAAAGCAACATTTGAATAAGTAGCTGGATTACAATCTGTTGGATTTACTGTAATTGAAGGTAATAATTCATTAGCATCTGTCTTTAATATTCCAGTTAATGCTGAAGCTACGGAAGCAGAGGCATAAGCCCAACCACTTGAACCTGATACTACCCTACTTACTAGTAAAGTATTACCTCCGTTATTGAAATAATTATAAGCAGCAATAGAAGTAAAGTAACTAAATACTTCACTACCGCTGTCAAAAGTAGTTCCAAATCTGTTTTGATAATCACTGTATGATGTAACAATTGTAGGTATTTCTACTGGACCTTTAACTGCAGGACCTACGATTGCAGCACCTACTTGTACGGGTTGTTGAGTAATAAATGACTGGTCATTCTCTCTTGCTAATACACCGGGTGATATTAAAGTTTCTGCCATTGTGTTGTAATTATTATTTTGTTATAAATATTCAAGAGAGGATCAAAAATTAATTCGATTTCGTGAATTCTCCTGTTTCTATGTTAATAGATCCGTCTCCATATTTTTGTTGAAGATCTTCTCCTAATTTATTCCCTTTATTGTTAATATCTTTAATAGCATTTTTTAAATCTTCTTTTTGTGAATTAAGAGATAAAATTTGATATTCGATTTGGCCTAATTGGGATACAATTTCTTGTTCTGTTTGTTGGATGTCCTTAATAATTTGAATTTCTTCTTTGCTTAACGAAACTTTTTCCATGGTTATAAATATTATGTTATTTTTTACTATTTAATAAATCTTTTATTTCTGTAATAACTTTAGTAGGTAAAATGGATATGTTGTTTTTCTGTTCCTTTCCAAATAGGACACCAATCCCAATCACCAGCATCAAACATAAAGTTTTTATTATTCCAACAAGGAAAACAAGCTTTACTAGATATACGAGTTACATTAGATGTAAATTCATGATCACCCTCTGTAAACGCACTTATCATTACGGTATGGTTATTAGATGCCCAATTAAACCAAGATAAACCTGAGCTTAAGCCTATAAATAGTTCAGCGTGATGGAGGTAGTTGTAAGTGTCTTTCCAAGATAATTTTGGTTTATTTATAATATAATCACTTTTAAAACCTTCATACGATACATTAATTACTTTATATCCTAACTTATTTAATGATTTTGCTAGTTGAGTCCAATATTCATGAGGCCATTCCTTACAACCAGCCGTAGCACGGGGTGCTATACAAATATATTTGCCTTTTAAAGGACGTTTAGTAGATTTAAAGTTAACCCCGTGGTTTAATTCTTTAAATTCTAAGCCTAAAATATCTGTTGCCGTTTGTTGAAGTGGGATTAAATTTACTTGATTTGGGTTTTTATCAAAAGCTTCCCATTTTTCATTTTCTTTATACCATCCAATCCTATACATAGCATGGCAAGGTTCAAAATCTCCGGGGGTGATAAATTTAATGTCTTTGTATGCTCCAACACCTTTAAACCAAGAATTATGATGGGTAGATAAAAGAACTTTACAATCATGCTTTTTAGCAAATTCAATAGCGTAAGGAGCCCATGCTATAGTATCCCCAATAGAATTTGAATCTAAGCCTATTAATACTTTTTTACCTTTTAAATTAAATTTATCTACTACCTCTCCATTAACTTTTATAATCCATGGAATATAGTATTTTTTACCACATGCTGTCCACAT